CGGGTAACCTTTCCTAGAAAGGCTATTAATCTCTTACAAGATTTGGAATACGATGTAGTGTATTCGCATTTACCCGATTGGTTTATGGTCAAGCGATATACCGATAAGGATATTGTTGGATACGCACATTGGTGGGAAATGAAGTCGTGTAACGCTGAGGACAGAAAGAATCGTCAACGAAACATTGTGGCAGAACTATTGGGTGTATTGGGTATGAAGGTATGTTATCTCAACACCCAAGACCAAAAGAATCGGGTACTGGATGAAGCTCGTCAATGGTTTAATGACGAGAAGGTACAAGAGCTAGACAGAATTCTTCAGGTCTGGCACTTGGGTGTTCCCGAAGGAAAGATTATTTCCGCTCCTACTGAAAAGGAAAAGATTATTGTATTCAATCATCGTGCCGCTGCATACAAGGGATATCCGCAATTTATTGAGCTAATGAAAGAGTATCGTGAGTCCAGGGAAGGAAAGCCGGAAGAATCCTGGATTGACAATACCAAAGTCCCGAAGCATGAGTACTATACCCGACTCCAGCGTTGCTCCGTAGGAATCCAAATGCGCCAGTCAAACTATGGATGGAGCGTGGCAGCAACGGATTGTATGATGAATGGTACTGCGGTTATTTTCCAAGAGTCTGACTGCTATCACGAAATTGACCCGAATGGATTATTTTTCAAATTTAAAAAGGATTTATTTGCTACTTTAGATAAATTCTTTGATGATGAAAACTTTAGGCACGAACAAGGTGTAAGAAGTATAGCCAGAACCAAAGAGTTGCAGTTAAACGAAGCTAAGATGATTAAACAATTAAACAATCAACTAACACGGTAGGAGAAAATGAATCTGCTTAATTTTGCGAAGTTTCCGGCGTCTATCAATGAAAGTGAAATCTATCTTGGGAACACTCCTGCCCAGTATGAATCTTACCTTTACAAGTATACCCATCTAGAAACGGGAAAAATGTACATAGGTATTCACAAGGGTAAACTCGGAGACAAGTACTGGCATTCGTCAAAGAACGAAGAATTTAATCAAGCATTTTCTACTGAGAAAAATGTTTTTAAGTTTGAAGTTCTTCGGTACGGTAGCCATCATGCTATGGAAGTTGCAGAAAGTAGGATGTTAAATGCGGTGGATGCTAAAAACAATCCTATGTACTATAACTTATCAAATGGTATGAAACTAAGTCACGATGCTCCCCCCGATGTAGAAATGATGCAAATTCTAGTTGATAAGATTCAATCTAGAGATGGATTGGTTGTTACCATAGAACCAGTAGAAGACATCGCGGTATTAAAGCGTTTACAGGTTCGGTTAGCTGAAGATGAAGCTCACAAGAGGGAAATCAAGGAACGTATTGAGGACGCCGGCGGTGATACTTCTGGATGTTCGCCTGTGGTCGTATACGAAGGTCGTGGCCACAATGGAGAAGATATCATTGGTGACGGCAACCACACAGTTATGGCTGCAAGTGAAGCAAAGCATTGCACTGTAATTCCTGTCATTCGTATTCCCAAGAATGTACATAGGGACTACACCGATGCAGAGTTGAAGGCGGTTGGTAATCTTTTAAATAAGAAGCCAGACATCATCAAGAAGGCTGTAAGTCCCGATGACGCCGTGAAGCATCTTGAAGATATTGTTAGCAAGGGTGTTACTTTGGAGCAGTTTGCAAAAGACGAAGATGCCCACAGACAGTATTTACAAATCTGCGGATTTACAGGTAAGACGATAACAAAGATTATTGGTAGAGTTAAAAAGAGTATTAAGAATCAAGAGTTTCTTAAAGCTAATAAACTTTGGATTGATTATACGAAGCCTATACATAAAAAGACGCTAGAGGACACTACCGAAGGTTTCAGAACATCGGATACTATGGCGCTCCATGTCAGTTCTGCGATGTTTAAGTGGGATAATATCATAAATACGATGTTCGCCCATACGGAAGAAACCAAAAAGGGCCGTATCAAGAAGAAAGACAAGATGATGGTTGTGGTGTATCATGCCGATTCTGATAAAGAAGATGACTGGAAAAAGAATATTCAGCCACAAATCTTAAATAAAATTGACTTCTTCTTTACAAAACTTGGATATAGTGTTAGATTATATGAGATGCCTACAACAATGACCAATGACCCGATGAAAAAATATGAGTAATCACACTATTTGGGTAGAAAAATACCGCCCGTCTATCTTGGACAACTATATTGGAAACGAAACTCTCAAAGAGAAGTTCGCCCATTATATCGAAACCCAAGATATCCCGCATCTGTTGTTCTACGGAACGGCAGGTACGGGTAAGACTACCGCAGCAAAGATTCTTATCAAGAATATCGAATGCGACTATTTGTTCATCAATGCTTCAGACGAGCGTGGTATTGATGTGATTCGTGACAAAATTAAGAACTTTGCATCAACTACAGGATTCGCTCCGTTGAAGGTGGTGGTACTGGACGAGGCTGATGCATTAACTCCAGACGCCCAGGCGGCTCTTCGTAATATGATGGAAGTGTTCAGCCAAAGAACCAGATTCATCTTGACTTGTAATTACTTTGAACGTATTATTCCACCTATCGTCAGTCGGTGTCAGACTTCTGCGTTGACTCCACCTTCCAAGAAGGAAGTTGCGGTTCATCTTACGAACATACTGGGTCAAGAAGGTGTGACCTTTGAGAAGCAGGCAATCGCTACGCTGGTGAACGCCTACTATCCCGATATTCGTCGGATTATCGGAACGGCTCAGCAACAGACCCGTGATGGAAAGTTGACTGTCAATGTCAACGAAGTAATCGCTGGTGACAGTAAGCTGAAGATTATGGATACTTTGACCAGCAATCAACCTTCTACTAACAAGGTTCAAGAAATCCGTCAAATAGTTGCCGATGCAGGTATCCGTGACTTTACAGAACTCTATCGGTTGTTGTACGATAAGGTTCAAGATTATGCCCCGAACAAGATTCCACAGACGATTATCCATATCGCAGAAGGTCAGTATCGGGATGCATTCGTAGTAGATAAAGAAATTAATTTTATGGCAACAATGTATAACATTTTAATGTAAGAGGAAATTATGACCAGTAAGTTTATTCCGCCCGACCCGCGCCAGCAGATGCGCCAGCCACAGATGCCCGACCTTTCGTTGGCTACAGATATTGTTTGTGAGAACTGTGGTAATCTCACCTTCCAAGAAGTTATGTTGATGAAGAAGATTTCTGCTGTAGCTTCACCGAATGGAAAGGAAGGTATCATTCCTATTCCTACTTTTTCTTGTGTGGCTTGTGGATATGTAAATCAAATGTTCCGTCCAGTAAAGTCAGCCAGAACTGATGAACAGGCAACCCAAACTCGTACCGAAGAAGTAGAGACTGAACCGACCCGTCCGAAGCTCGTATTAGAGGACTAATGGAAACTTCGTTCGTAGATAAGTCCCGTGTCACAGTCCGAGAAATTTCAAAGAATGTGGCACGGGATTTTATTGAAACCCACCATTACACGCATAAGTTCAGCTCTACACGATATGCCCTTGGGGTATTCTATGTAGAGGACGGTGAGCATGCGTTCTTTGCTGGGGAGAACGAGCGTTTGATTGGATGCTTAACCTATGGGCATCCGGTGAGTAATCGGACTGTTGATTCTATTACCGAAGGATTGGAGCTGGATGAAGTATTGGAGTTGACCAGATTGGTATGCTTGGATGGGTACGGAAAGAATCTGGAAAGTTTTGTAATTGCTCAGTCCTTTGATTGGATGAAGAAGAATGACCCCAAGGTAAAAGTCTTGGTCAGTTATGCAGACCCCGAACAAGCACATACGGGTGGTATCTACAGAGCAACCAATTGGCTATATCAAGGATGTGGGTATTCCAAGTTGATGCCAGATTATAGTATTCGTATTAATGAAGATGACCTCTGGACACACAGCCGTACCGTGGGAGCCCGTTGGGGAAACAAGTCAGTAGAGAATCTGGCAAAGACTATCGGTCAGACCTTCTACAGAAAAGAGGAAACCGCAAAACATCGGTATATCTATTTCCTCTGTGGAAAGAAGGAACGGAAACGGATGATGAAGAATTTGAAGATACCAGTATTCCCATATAATGAAATCAAGCCGTATACCCAATTGATTCAGAAGGTGCATGTAAAGGATGGTCAAGTTGAACGAATTGAAATCCTGCAAGGGGTTGACAATGGCTGGTCAAACAAACAGATTGTAATGCAGGAGGATGAAGATGGCGAAGACTCTATTTGACCATATTAATGCAATTTATATTGACCAGAAGAAAAACTATTTCTCTGGATTGGATGATGGGGAGAAGCGAACCTATAGTAACTATATGGTCAACCGATTCCTCAGTATGAACATTCATCAGCTCCCGCTGGTCAATGAGATACAAAAGTACACGCTACCCTCCGATGTTCACTATTTATTCTTTGCGACCACGATTCCACGTGGAAAGCAATACAACAAATATGTAAAGGCGGCAAAGGAAACCAAGTATGAGGATTGGTTGATAGACTTGGTTGCGGGGCATTATTGTGTCTCTCAAGATGAAGCTAAGTCGTATCTGAATATCTATTATAATGATGGTAAACAAGCTCTTCGAGAACTCTGTGAAAAGTATGGGGTAGACCCGAAGGTTATTAAAAAGGCAAAATTATGAAATGGACAGAATACTTCCGACAGATTGCACATACAGTCAAATTGAAGTCAAAGGATAAGACCACACAGATTGGTGCGGTGATTGTTGGAACCCATAATGAAATTCGTTCTACGGGATACAATTCGTTCCCACGTGGGATTGAGGATTTCCGTGATGAACGGCAGGAACGTCCCGAGAAGTATTTCTGGATGGAGCACGCGGAACGAAACGCAATTATTAATGCTGCACGAATTGGTGTCTCTACAAACAATTGTGTGATGTATTTGACTTGTGATATTCCTTGTACAGATTGTACCAGAGCTATCATTAATTCAGGCATCAAGGTTATCTTTTGTGAGAAAGGTGAAGGTGCGAAGGGTGAGTATTGGAAGGAACACACTGAGCGTAGTATCAAAATGTTACAAGAAGCAAACTGTACGGTTTGGTATTATGGTGAACAGAAACCGTTTATTAATATAGGTGAATTCAATGGATAACTTTATAATTACTTTTTCCGAAAGCGCGTTAACTGAAATGAAATCTTTCGCAGAAGCGGAAGGAACTAACTATTTTCGTATTTCAGTTATGCCTGGCGGGTGTTCTGGGTTCAAATATAATTTTGAAGTTATTGATAATCCCGAACAAGATGATATTGTAGTAGAACAACATAATGGTGTAAAAGCCGTAGTAGACCCGTTCTCTGTGCAATATTTAAATAATGTAGTTGTAGATTATGTATCTAATATGATGGAGTCTGGATTTAAATTTAATAACCCTAATGCATCTGGTGGGTGTGGATGCGGAACGAGTTTTGCCGTATGACAAATGGAAAAGGTGATACTCCACGACCACTGAGTGTGGATACTGAAACATATAAAAGTAATTGGGAACAAACATTTGGTAACACGCCCGAAAAAGCGAGAGCCCGCATATCAGAATCACTACAAGAAATACAACAAGAAATTAATCGACTTAAAAATATAGTTGATAACTGCGAGTATAGCGGATTACCCAACACCTCATCATACGAGATTCACGGTGAATCTTTATAGACATCGTAGGGTCGGTCAAACACAGAGTGGACATCGGTATGTGTTATTACAAGATGCACCAAACTCCATTCATTTAACTATACAAAATAAAGATAAGGCAATGTACGACTTCCTTACTAATCTACAATCAGAAGAAGATTTGAATAATAAGATATCAGCATTAGAAACCGAATTCACCACCTGGGTAAACAACAATGAAGTCACTAGTTAACTATCTTTCAGAAGAACAAGCAGTCCAATGCGTAGGCAAGGGATGGGAACATCTTGTTCGTCGCGTGTATAATGCAAAAGAAGGCATGGGGATTCCTGTCGGAATTATTCAAGTAAAGGAAAAGTGGGGCGGACTTCGTATATATACTGATTATTATGTTCGTGAAATAGAAGAAGTTATTACAGAGGTCGGCCGGCGGAGTTTAGAAGTATGTGAACAATGCGGGGCTCCTGCGGGATTAGTAACGAAAGGAACTTGGTATCAGACCAGATGCGAGGAGCATCGTGGTGATTGGGAACCCGTCAAACACTAATAATACCTTATAAAAGACCCCGAAAGGGGTCTTGACTTTTGTTCCCTATTTGAGTATATTTAAGATGTCTATTAACTTAAAGGTTATCTATGAATAAAGTATCGTACAGTCAGTATACAACGTGGGCTAACTGCCCCGAGGCGTGGAAGCTCCGATATGTGGATGGTCACAAGTTGGATGAGGGTTCTATTCATACCATTTTCGGTACCGCCATGCACGAAGTCATCCAAGAATGGCTTGATACTCTTTTCAATAAGAGTGAATCGTTTGCGAACGGTATTGACCTTGATGACAGCTTGAAGGCAAAGTTTCACGAACATTTCAAGAATGGTATCAAGGAAGTGGATGGGGTAAAGGTATTCCCGTCCGACCGCAAGACGCTCGAGGAATTCTACCATCAAGGTACGCAGATTCTTTCGTATGTTCAGGCGAATCAGAAAAAGTTGTTCCCGAACCAAAACACTACTCTCGTCGGTATTGAGTTCCCGATTGATGTAGAAGTTCGTAAGGGTGTCAAGTATGTTGGATTCGTGGACATTATCACAAAGAATGAAAAGACTGGACTGATTACCATTTACGATTTAAAGACCAGTCGAGCTGGATGGACGCAATCGCAGAAGTCTGACAAGACGAAGATTAGTCAGCTTCTTCTCTACAAGAAGTTTATCGCTGAACATTTCGCTGTTCCTCTGGAATCTGTTCGTGTTGAGTATGTAATCCTCAAGCGTATCATCTCTGAGAACAGTCCGTATCCGATTCCGCGTGTCAGTCCGTTTGAACCCCCGCATGGGAAGCCTTCAATCAATCGGGCATGGACAGACTTCGAGAATTTCTTGTTCGATTGTTTTGATAGTGAAGGGAATTATAAGACCGACACGATTAAGCATAAGGCGAGTAAGAGTGCCTGTAAGTATTGTGTATTCCGTGAGCGTAAAGACCTTTGCAAGTACGGGGTGTAATGTGGAAAACCCAATGGTGAACTACAGTAAGATTATTGCAGATACGGCTAGTAACCATTACAATGTGCGGGATGAGTACAAGGAAAATACATACGAACAAAATGTTGCCATCACGATGAGTGAGCAACGCCGGTTCTCCGTGGGATGTATCAATATCACGGGGGAACTGAATATCGGAATGATGATTCGTTCGGCGTGTCTTTTTGGGGCTGAGAATTTTTATATCTTTGGACGAAAGAAGTTTGATAAGCGGTCCACAGTAGGGGCTGAGAAATACATTAATATCGTTCAATATACTTTTGATGACCCGATACACGCCGACGAATCCATCAACGAACGATTGGAATATCTATTGAAATGGAATAGTGTCGTATTGTGTGAACACGGTGGTACAGAGATTGGGTCACATAAGACTCGTATGTTGTACAAGGAAGAATTGGAAAATCCGTTGTTTATCTTCGGTTCAGAAAGCCACGGATTACCTAAAGCCGTTGCAGAGAATCCACACTTCTACAAGATGTCCATTCCGCAACGTGGTGTCCTTCGTTCGTTCAATGTCAGTGCGGCAATGAATATCATTTGTTGGGATTACATTAGGGAAATGTATCTATGAAACTTGGAGTCATCGCTGGCAACTTTGATGTGATACATCCTGGATACATGAAGATGTTTAAAGAGTGTAAGGAACATTGTGATAAGTTTATCGCTTTCCTTCATTCTGACCCATCTATTGAACGCCCAGAAAAGATTAAGCCTATTCTCTCTGTAGAAGAGCGAATTGAGATATTAAATGGTATTAAGTATATTGATGAAGTAGTACCTTATAATACCGAGCAGGATTTATGGAGACTATTGATTCTCTACAATCCTGCTGTTAGATTTCTTGGTGATGACTATAAGGAAAAGAATTATACTGGTAAAGGGTTCTGTCCTGTCTATTGGATTAATCGTGACCACGGCTGGTCTACAACTAAGTTTAAAACCTTAATTGCACAATCATTATGACAAACATTACACCAGAAATTGCTGAACTGATTCTTGCTGTTAAACAATCAACCGCGTCAAACGAAAAACTCCAACGTAAGGTTGAGGTGTATGAAGCCGTCCTCCGTAAGCTTAATGCGTATGGTAACTTGATAGTTAATCATGATAAGATGCGGGAACTAATGGTGGCAATTATGGAATGGCAGTATGCACTTCGTGACGGGGAGCACACCCAATACGAACGGGAAGTCTGCATACAACGGGCGTTTGACCGACTTGGCGAAATGGTGGGGGTATATGAAGAAACGTTATAAGCAAATGGTAGATACTCGTCGGGTCTATCGATTAGAAACAGATATGTACTATGACCGTAGGTTTGCGTATATCACGAAGCAACGGTCATTAGGATATTTGGTGCGATATGCCAAGAAGATTTGGAAGGCTGAGAAGATTAAGAAGGAGATGCCCCTTATCCGATTTGGTAAGGGACTGCAGAAGTATAGTTGGTGTGATGGGGAGATTCTTGAACTTGCCCCAACCCAACGGGACATCTTGACTCTGGTACATGAGTTGGTTCATGCGATTGGATATGATGACCACGATAAGAACTTTGCGGCAAAAGAGTTGGTCTTACTTGCGAAATATACCTCTGTGAAGGTTGACGCATTACACGAAATGTTTGAGGTTATGATATGATGAAGAAACTAAAGGAAGCATCAGTACTGTTCTTTATCCAGATATTGAGTTATTCTATCTGGTGTATTAACTTTCGTGCCGTTGCTGATACCCACTATCACACGGCGGCAGTAAGTGATTTCTTGATTGCCTCTATTCAGTTCTTTGTGATTCGTAAGATTGCACATGGACAAGACCAATTCCATCAATGGGCAGGATATGCACTTGGGTCTGTGGTCGGAAGTTATGTAGGGATTTGGATTTCAGCAACATTCTTGGCTGGGTGATATGAATCCCTTCGGTTATTATGTAGTACTTGGCGTACTATGGGTGGTAGCGGCAGGATTCCAACTGGACACGGTGAGAATGTTACCTCCATCTATGAGAGGTTTTAAACTCTTTGGGATGTTATCGTCCGTACTAAATCTGGGACTGGCGATGTCCTACTTCGCTATGGCATTCAAGGTGATGGTATAGTTATGGATATCTTCCTAACAATCCTATTCATCGCTATAGCATTCGGTATCGTTCGTTTAGTATTGGGACCACCATATTGCAAGTGTGAGTATTGCGGTTATAAGATAAGACCATATGAAATTCATAAGTGTAAGAGTGGTCGTAGACGAACTTGTAAATAAGGAGACTATATGCCAAAGAAAAAGAAACCCGTAGATTCTTTGAAACTTGAATTGAACGGAAAGGCACTGTTAATGTTGGATACCGATGAGTGGGGTCCGATTGAATTACGAATTGATGATAAGGAAACTGCGGTAGAACTTCTTCGGGTCATTGTAGATAATCTGGGGAATATTTCTAGTGTGGATTCCTATACGAAAGCAGAAGGAAAGAAACTTAAGAAAATGGTGGAGGGGAAATGATTGAGAAGATTGAGAAGCCGTGGGGAAGTGAACTGAAGTTTGCTCATACGGCACATTATGTTGGAAAGATACTGGAAGTAAAGAGTGGTGAAGCATTGAGTGTCCAATACCACAAGCATAAGGTAGAAACTATGCATGTTCTTGAAGGCACGGGCCGTATGATACTCTATGTGATGGATGAGGATGGAGAGCCACAAGTCACTAGTATCAATAAGATGGAAATTGGTGATACATTCCATATTCCACCCAATCAGATTCACAGAATTATCGCAGATACGAATATGAAGATTGTTGAAGTATCCACCAACCATTTAAACGATTTGGTCAGGCTGCAAGACCGTTACGATAGGAAGTAAAATGAATCTTTGATGTTGTAACCTTATACTTATACTATAGAAGGTTATAGACAGACAAGGGTTACATATGCGAAAAGACAAACACAAATATACTACCATTCAAGTTAGTAAAGAAATAAACAAGCATATACGAGATTTCTGTAATAAGAATTTTGTAAATGCGGGACCATTGACAGAACACCTCTGGTCCAATTATATTTCTTCTAGTGTGAGTGGTAGTATTTCTTTACAGGATTAATATTATGAAAACTGGTTACATTCCAAAAGAACAACGCAAAAAGATTCTTCTTCTCTCCGATGATATGCGAGTGACCTCTGGTATCGGAGTTATGTCACGGGAAATCGTAGAAGGAACTGCGCATCATTTTAATTGGGTGCAAGTCGGTGCGGGTGTAAATCATCCTGAGATGGGGAAGGTAATAGACTTATCTTCTGCTATTAATAAAGAAGTGGGTATCGACGATTCATATACTCGTATCTATCCATATAACGGATACGGTGATAGTCGGCTCATTCGTCAGCTGATTGAAATAGAAAAGCCAGATGCGATTCTCCATTTCACCGACCCCCGTTATTGGATTTGGCTGTATCAGATGGAACACGAACTCCGTCAGAAGATGCCAATTATGTATTACAATATTTGGGATGACCTTCCATTCCCATTCTATAACAGAGAATATTATATGTCTTGCGATTCGTTGTTCTCAATCAGTAAGCAAACATATAATATCAATAAGCATGTACTCGGACCACAGAATCCTCGTCATCTCGCCTATATTCCGCATGGTATCAACACTAAGCGATTCCATCCACTTCCAGCAGATGATGCCGCAATGCTTGAAACCAGAAAGAAGTTATTCGGTGATGCCCAAGTTGATTATGTAATCTTCTACAACAGTCGGAACATTCGTCGTAAGCAAACATCAGATATCATTTACGCCTTCAAGGTGTTTATGATGAAGCTAACGCCAGAACAACGTGAACGGGTTCGTTTGGTAATGCACACGCAACCCGTTGATGATAACGGTACAGATTTACCAGCGGTTATCCGTGATGTCACACCAGAAGTACAAAAGTATATTGTGTTTTCTGCTGACCGCGTGGAAGCTGGATTCTTAAATCATCTCTACAACATCGCTGATGTAACTATTAATATGTCCAGTAACGAAGGATTCGGATTAGGTACTTGTGAAAGTATGGTCGCTGGTACTCCTATCATTGTTAATGTCACTGGCGGTCTTCAAGACCAATGTGGATTTATGGATGATGACTACAATTATCTTGACCCAGATGTACACTTCACCTATGAGTGGGGTAGTAATCACGATGGTAAGTATAAGAAGCACGGCAATTGGGCGTTTCCTATGTTCCCAACCAATCGTTCTATCCAAGGGTCACCAATGACTCCATACATCTTCGATGACCGTGCTTCATTTGATGACGCAGCAGACAGAATGATGGAAGTGTATCAAATGTCCCGTGAGGAACGGAAACTCCGTGGAGAACTTGGTCGCCAATATGCATTGGGTCACGGCAAGTTTACGGCAGAACATATGTGTACTTCCTTCATCGAAGAAATTGATAAGGGATTCGAATTATGGCAGCCACGTAAGCGATTCACCTTGGAGAAGGCATAATGAGTTACGAATTTGAAGTGGATATGAAATTAGGAATTGCAAAACCTATGAAAACCGCACTCATTACTGGTATCAATGGTCAAGATGGTTCGTATATGGCAGACTTCCTATTGGGCAAAGGATATAAAGTCTATGGAATGGAACGCCGTGCTTCTGTAAAGAATCGTGAAAACACAAAGCACCTTATCGATAACCCAAACTTTGAATTTATTATCGGTGACCTCGCTGACCAGAACTCGCTTCTCCGTTGTCTGAAAGCTACGAAGTGCTCAGAAGTCTATAACTTCGCAGCTCAATCCTTCGTAGGTGAAAGTTGGAATACTCCAGAACAAACCAGTGATATTACTGGTCTTGGTGTTCTTCGTATGTTGGAAGCAATCCGTGAATATGGAGAACCTATCAAATTCTATCAAGCGTCCTCATCAGAAATGTTTGGTCGGATGGTAGAGAATCCGTCGAGAGAGTCTACGCCATTCTATCCACGGTCACCATATGGTGTTTCAAAACTTTATGGACATTGGATTACCAAAAACTATAGAGAGAGTTATGGGATGTTCAATGTCTCTGGTATCTTATTCAATCACGAAAGTGAACGGCGTGGGATTGAGTTTGTCACCAGAAAGATTACTGATGGTGTTGCTAGAATTGCATTAGGACTCCAAGACACGATTGAATTGGGTAACCTTGATGCGGGTCGTGATTGGGGGTATGCACCTGATTACGTAGAAGCCGCATGGTTGATGATGCAACAAGACACACCAGATGATTATGTAATAGCAACTGGCGTTACTAAGACTATTCGGGATTTTTTACAAGCTGCATTTTATCAAGTTAATATCTTAGATTGGGAAAAGTATGTAGTAGTCAATCCCAAGTTCTTCCGTCCAGCCGAAGTTGAAGTCCTTCGTGGGGATGCAACAAAGGCACAAGAAGTCTTAGGATGGACGCCAAAGACACCGTTTGAGCAGTGGGTAGGAAAGATGGTTCACAACGATTTTACTAAGTTACAGGGTTAATATATGAATATAGAAACTAAGCCACTTTGTGTTGTTCGGGCACCATGCGCCACTCGTTCTGGGTATGGAGATATGAGTCGTGATATCATTCGTCATATCATTGAGTATGATAAGTTTGATGTGAAGGTGGTATCCGTTAATTGGGGTGAGACTCCAATGAACGCTTTGGATGAAAACAATCCAAAGGACAAGATGATACTTGACCGCATACTTACTGGTCCTCTTACAAGACAACCAGAACTGTTTGTGACCATTACCATTCCATCTGAATTCGAAACTATTGGTAAGTACAATATTGGTATTACAGCTGGAATAGAAACCAGTGTCGCATCTGCGCAGTGGGTAGAGGCATGTAACAGAATGGATGCGGTATTCACAATTTCTGAGCATTCAAAGAATGTATTCTTAGCATCTCAGTTTGGTCGTAGAGGCCCTAACGGAGAAGATTTGGGTACCCTTAAGCTTGAAAAGCCAATTGAAGTATTACACAACTGTATTGACCAAGCTATCTTTAAGAAGCTTGAATACGAATCTGATGTACAAAAGACAGTCAAAGAAGTATTAGCAGAAGTTCCAGAGAAGTTTTGCTATCTTTTCGTGGGTCACTGGTTGCGTGGGGACTTTGGTGAAGATAGAAAGAATGTTGGTCTGTTGGTTCGTATATTCCTTGAAACATTCAAACAAACGAAGAGTTCTCCACCAGCATTAATTCTAAAGACCAGCGGCGGTAATTTCTCTATTTTAGATAAACGAGAAATTTTAAAGAAGATAAATGATATTCGTAGCACTGTACAATTAGAAGCAGGTCAAACCATGCCTAATATTTATGTATTGCATGGTGAGTTGACTGATAGCGAAATGAATTCGTTATACAATCACCCAAAGATTAAAGCACATGTTTCATTTACAAAGGGTGAAGGGTTTGGTCGCCCATTACTTGAAGCGTCAATTAGTGGAAAGCCAGTGATTGCATCGGGTTGGTCTGGCCATATGGATTTCTTAAATCCAGAAGAAGCTGTGTTGGTTGGTGGTGAATTAGCACCGATACATCCAAGTTCTGTCTGGGATAATATTCTTATCAAGGAATCGTCATGGTTCCGCCCAGACATTCAACAAGCAGCTAATGCACTTGCTGGTGTATTTATGGATTATGAAACCTTCCGTAAGAGGTCTGCAAAGCTGGGTAAGGAGAATTTTAAGAAGTTCTCGTATAATGCAATACAACAAAGAACATGGGAACTGCTTGACAAGTATGTACCAGAGTTTCCAAAGCAGGTTCCTATTAAGCTACCTACTCTAAAGAAGGTTGATTTACCTAAACTTAAAAAGGTTGAATAATGCCACTACGCAGTGAACGCCGATTCGTTAGTCTGAGTAATGTAAAGTCTGGAATGATGATTCAGTTCAGCTATCAGAAAAAATCTGGTGGTGCTGGGTCATATACCGTGTTGGTTATAGACCCCAATCGTAAAAGTGAACGAGCGACAGAACCACAGCTACACGGATTCGTGATTGATGAACTTAGTGATTCACAACTAATTGAATTCTTTGCATCATTCGGTACAAGTATTAATATGGATTACGATGACAGACGGGCAAGCGTAGTAGAAAATTTAAATACAGACGAAGCTTATAAAACATTCTCATCATCGCCATATGTAAAAGACCGCTCATATCGTACTTTCAATTTAAGTGGAATGTCACAAGTTCGTCAAATATTAATTGGCTCAGTAGACTAGGAGTGAGTATGTCGGAAGAACAAATTTGTCCGCAAGAGGACTGTGTACCCAAGGAAGATTTACCAAGTGCTATGGAAATGGCAAAGAATCTTATGCGAGATGGTACTAAAATTATTAAGAACGCAGTAGAGGGAAACAAAACTCTTGTTGAGCAATTCGTGAGAGACAACAGATGGTCTATTTGTAATGAGTGCCCACGACTACAGAACGACAGATGTTTAGAGTGTGGATGCTTTATGAAAGTTAAAGTGGCATTCCAAACATCAGTATGTCCGTTAGGTAAGTGGTAGCATGCCACCAAAAATAGTAAACCTACCGTATGGAGTATTTTCTGTTTTAGAAAATTCAAACCGCGATTATGTTCAACGAACTATCGCTTCGGGAAACATATGGGAACCCGAAATACTGGGTTTATGTGAACAGTACGCAGTTCCAGGTTCAACTGTAATAGATATTGGCGCAAACTTGGGTGCGTTTACCGTTAAACTATCTCAGTTGGTAGGAACATCTGGGAAGGTTTTTTCTTTTGAGCCTCAAAGAATAATATACCAACAACTTTGTTGCAATATATTTTTAAACGATATTAGAAATGTATTTGCTCATCAAATGGCTCTTGCTGAAAAAGAAAAGACCGTATATTTAACCCCAATAAATTACGATGATGGAGCGCCTGGGGAAGTAAGAATACACGGAACCGAGGGTGAAGAAGTTATTTGCAAACCACTTGACTTTTATAACCTATCGAATGTATCTTTAATAAAGATTGATGCCGAACGATATGAACCATTTATATTTGATGGCGCACAGAACACTATAAAAAACAATCGTCCGGTAATATTGTTTGAGCTGACGACCTTACCATTACCAGATTATCCTACAAATTTCATTTATAATATGTTAAGTGATATGAACTATAATGTGTATTTGGTATCAGAAAAGTCAGGCGATTATTGTGCAATTCCTATAGAAAAAGATAACACTCAAAATGTCTAACAAACCAAATTTATTAATAGGGGCAATAAGTGCAAACTATTCCCCAGCTGATATTGAAGGGTGGGTCACAACATCCAAGTGGGATAACTGCGAACAAGTATTACTTGTATACAATGTTACATCAAAAAATAATCCACTACTGACCTATTTAAAACAACATAATGTAACAGTATTACAGCCTGATTTTGATTTCTGGGGAAACCCCGAATCAGAATTTCAGCATCATACTGGACTTTGTAATTTAGAAACTTCTTACAACTTAATTCACAATCTGAGATTTTTTCATATTTGGAATTATCTGCAAAATCAAAGCTATGAAAAGGTTTTGATTACAGATGTGCGGGATGTATATTTTAATCATAATCCATTTGAAAGCATTCCTGCGGATAAACTAATAGCTACGAGTGAAGAAGTTCTCTATAAGAATCATCAATGGAACCAAACACACCTTCACTATAATTTAGGTGTAATTGGCATGTTTGTATTACTGGATGAACCCGTATACAATGTAGGCGTGTTTGGTGGTTCTGCGGAGCTGGTCAAGAATATATCGTCAGACATTTATTTGCTATCTATCGGCAAACATAAAGTGGCGGACCAAACTTCATTTAACTATTTGATTCAAACCAAATACAAGCATATCACACAGTTCAGCGGTATCAATGATAAGTTTGCTGTACACTTGCATGTGGTGAACGAAGGACTGGTACCATTTGATTATAAGGTAGCAAATGAATATGCGATTATTCATCAATACGATAGAATCACTAATTGGAACAGTTTAATTATATGAAAATATTATATAGAATTTCTGACGGGTCGTACAAGAAAGAAAGGTTTCAAAACGCTACTAAACAACATTGTATTCAAAACTTCTTGTCTCACTTTCCAAAAGAAGAAGTGACCATTTATGCTGATAATGTTCGGGATGAAACCCTAGCATGGATTACTGAATTAGGTTGTGAAGTGAAACGCACCAACGGTGGAAGTAGTGCCGCTGGGTTTCGTATAGTACTTAACGATGCGTTAGAATTACCAGATGATGAGTCTGTATATTTCGTGGAAGATGACTATCTTCATTTACCAAACTCCAGAACTGTGTTGCTGGAAGGATTAGAGAGGTCACACTATGTTTCCTTATATGACCATAGAGACAAATATATTCCAGCCAGTATGGGTGGTAATCCTTTTATTGATGACGATGCAGCAGAACTTACTAAAGTATTCGTCACTAATTCAGTTCATTGGAAGCTTACTAATAGTACAACAATGACCTTCGCAACCAAGGTATCTACATTAAAAGAAGATGCTGAGATTTGGATGAAGTATATATCCGGTACTCATCCACACGACTTTCAATGTTTCCTTGAACTACGAGACAAGGGACGCACACTCGCAACTCCACTCCCAGGTTATAGTACCCACTGTGAGCCGATGTGGGCAGCACCACTTATTGATTGGGAAAATGTATGAAATATTCTATAGTCATTCCATATCGTAACAGACAGTCTCATCTGGAAGTGTTACTACCAGCCCTTATAGATAAATTCTCCAGTGAATCATTTGAAATTATTGTGTCTGAACAAAATGACAATGATAACTTCAGAATTGCGTGCGTACAGAATATTGCATACAATTACGCAAAGGGAGATATTTTAATCTTTCACCAAGTGGACTATGTTCCTAGCGACGATGTGTCGTATGAAGTTACAGATATGCCTGTTCTTCCTGCTCGTCGTGGTATTTTTCTTGACAAAGATAATATGTCCTTGCGTGATATGAATGACATTCCGGCTGGATATCGTTCGTGGTCACATGAGATAGACCCACGGTTCTACGGTGGTGTTATTTGTATGACTCGTTCTCACTTTGAACAGATAAATGGATTCAATCCTTTATATCGTGGATGGGGTAACGAGGATGAAGACTTGCGTGAACGATTTGTATGGGCTGGATTACCCGTACACCGTAACGATATCGGTACTTTTTACTGTCTCCACCACGAAGATAATGGTGATATGCACAATAAAGAGCAAGAAATACAGAAAGACTTCTTTGAAGGACGCAAATATCTAATAGAACAGGCGTATGAACAACGACACATCGGATATAAGAACCTTACCGCTGATGTGGAGGAATCACAAACTGATATCCCAAATGTTCGTTGGTTGAAGAGTACTAACTATAAGGTAAGTGTATGAAGTCCTGTTTGATAGTATGTCACGGATATTTTGGTGACCACCTATTTGCAAATAGTATCGCTGAACATCTGATTGAAGAAGGTCAATTTGATGCGGTCGATTATGTTATAGGGTTTCCGCAAGTATGTCCGTTCTTTGAACGAAACCCATATGTACGAAATGTATTTATTGATGGAGTGGGCCCATCCCCAAGAATCCCATCAAATGCGAATACTTATAATAAGGTATTCCAACTAAGACCTATAACCAGAGTGATACCACCTGCCGTGGAAGTACAAGTCGCTTGTGGAGTTAATCACCCATCACCGAGATTTCATATAAACACAGATGAAGGAATAGATAAGTTTGTCCGTGATTATTATGGTGAAAAAACTGGATTGGTTGTTGGACTAATGAATGGGTGGAAAGAAC